GGCAGTGTTTGGCGGGGGCGGCGGGACTTGTGCGGCCTTTTCTTCCGCCTTGGCTTCATAAGCGGCGGACTGGCCGGAGTCGTTGCCATTGTCACGGAAGCGGCGGCGGCGGCCAGTAAAGGCCCGCTTTTCCCCCGTTTCGGCTTCATGGCAAATGGCGGCAATAGTGTCATATTGCCGGGCCGTCATTTGGCCCGTTTGCTTATTTTTGGACGTTTCAAAAATGTCATAGCAAAGGCGGCGGGCCTTATCAGTCATTTTATGGCGGCAATTGTCAAAGCGGACAAATAGATTGGCCGCTTCCGTGGCGGAATAAGTCATTGGCTTTGGCCCTTCATTAAATTGGCCCGTTGAATAGGGGGCCGGGTCAATGCCGAAAGCGGCGGCCAATGCGAGCATGTCCCCCACGGAAAGGTCCGCACTAGACTTGCCGTTTTGGCGGGAATAAGCGGGCCATCCGGCATTGGCAGTAATAGTTGAACGCAAGGCGGACTTGCCTGCGCTAGAAAATGAAAGCTTGGCGGCCTTTGGGGCGGTAGCATTGTCGAACATGGGGTTATTCCTTCGTCACGGGTTGCCTTGGAATATTGGCCAAGGGCGGGACAGAATCCCGCGCAATTCTCTTATCAAACAACGCGCCACCCTGTCAAATTGTCATAACGGGCCAAGGGGCTTTTGTGCTATATTTCAGGGGCTAAGGGGCTTTGGCGGACATGACAGAAAGTGTCACGGCCTGACAGATTGGCAGGGAAGCCCTAGGGCGGGCGATAGTCTGGCCCGGTACTTTCATGCCAAAGGGTGCGGACTTTGCCGCCCACGGGGTTTTCATGTTTCGTTCCCCATTGGCGGGGATTTAAGGGGGACTAAATGGCGGGAAGGAATAAAGACAAGCGGCCTATTGGCCCGGACGATATAGCGGCGGCCTTTGCCAAGCCCATGGGGAAGGGGCCTAGCACAAGGCAAAAGCGGGAAACAATCTCACAAGTCCTGCCAACTATAAGGGCGGAAACAAAGGCAAGCATTGCGGAAGCCCGGAAGGAAACAAGGGGAAGGAAAAGCACATATAGCAGGGAAAGGTTTAAGGCCGTATGTGACCTTATGGGCCAAGGCTTGCCATGCCATGAAGCCCAAAGGGAAGTAGGAATCCCTGCTAGTACTTTCGGGGATTGGTTGAATCAAACGGGGGAAGAAGGTCTCTTTTGCCGGGAAACATACGCGCGGGCAAGGCAAGCTTTGGCCGATTGGGCGTTTAGTGAAGCCTTGTCAGTCCCCCAAAGGCTTTTGGCATTGGCATTGACTCCACAAGCCCCGGACGGGGACGGGAAGCCTGCCAAGCCGCTTGTGGACTCTGCCATGGTCGGTGCGGCCCGATTAGTGACTGACAGCCTCAAATGGTATGCGGAAAGGCTTAACCCCGGCCAGTATGCGGAAAGCAAAGCCCCGCCGCCCGTGGTTACTGTCAATAACAATTCCCTGACAATATCGGGGCGGGACTTAGACCCTGACAAGCGGGAACAGTTGCGGACTCTGCTATTGGCCGCCCGTGACAATGGGGGAGCCCTGCCAAGCCCTGACAATGGGGACAGTTGACAGGCGGACTTGTGCTAGGCTTTGGCAAGCGCGGCCTTGGCTTTGACAGGCCGGGGCGGCTTCCGGCCCCCCTTTTGGCCCCCCACCCATGGCCGCCTAATAGAAGGCCGGGTCGGGTCTGGGTCCCTGAACCCCTCCCACGGAATCTCCCAGTATTGGCAATTTGTAATTGGGTCCCCTTACCTCCCCTATGTTTCACGTGAAACACTACCCCCCCTATGGGTCCCCCTTATGGGTCCCCCTTTTTGGTATATACAGACTATGGGTCCCTTTATGGCCTATAGCCCCTATACCTCCCCTATGTACCGAGCCAAGAAAAAGCCCCAGAGGGAGTGCGGGTCCCATCTGAGGCTTTCTGATCATGGAGTGATCTATGGCGTGGGTCGGCGGTTCCAGTCACCTACCCACTGAGATACTATGCCATATCTGGCGGGGTTTTTCCAGCAGAACCATTGGGCCCCTTAGATGTTTCACGTGAAACATTGTTGAACTGTTCAATGATGGAGCAGGCGAGGGGAGTCGAACCCCTGTCCTCTGGATGGAAGCCAGATGTTCTACCGTTTAACTACGCCTGCTTTACTTAGCTGCCTAAGAACTTACGTTCAGCTTTGATCTGTTCCTGTATCCATTCAACGCTGTCGCGACCATCAAGGTCAGGCCGCAAGCTTTCCCGCCATGCGTTTAGCTGATTATATCCAGTGATATTGGGTATCCCACGGCTATCATCTACCGGACGGCCAAACCGCGCCAATGGGTCAACATGCCAATGCGGCTGCGTTACTGGTTTGGGCAACGGTGGCATTTTGAAGCCATAGACAATATCCGTGACTTCACGGAACTTATCTATGCCCCCGTTAAACTTCCAAAAGTCTAAAGCACCCTGCTGGTCCCATACAACATGTTCCACAACCTCAAGGTCATGGCCTACGCCCCATACAGTGGCATAGCGTTTTGGTAGTGAATGTACTGGCATGAGCTTATCCGCAGCTATAACCGCTGGCGCGGCAACAAGGCCGGATAGTACAAAACGTCTGGTTATCATAAGGACCCCCTCTGTCCATGATGACTCACTATAGCACAAATCAACCTATAGGTTTATATTTTCTTCAGCCAAGGGGGCTAAAATGACTGAAGATGATGAAGATAAGCTGCAACGCACACTGACAAATATGGTCATCAATGCCCACTCGTCTCAGTGGTTGCCAATCAGAACCGCGCCAAAAGATGGCACCCCTATTTTGGTTTTTTGCCCAAGCCACCACCTAGAAGCCTACGAAGACTTCTTTGCTGTCGTAAAATGGGTGGACGCTGCATACGATGGCACGGAAGGGTGGTTCGATAACTTTGACAAGCTTTTGCCAACTCACTGGATGACAATACCAAAGGCCCCTAAGCCATGAGCATTCTAAACCTAGACGGTCAACAGATTGACATTAACAAGCAGCTGGACGAACTAGACCGCGCCGACTGCGAAGACAACCTATACACGTTCTTGAAGCACGCTTGGCGCTACATCGACGCTTCGCCATTCACTGACGGCTGGCCAGTTGAAGCCGTGGCAGAGCATCTGCAAGCAGTCGCAGATGGTGAGATTAGACGTCTAATTATCAACATCCCGCCCCGCTGCGCCAAGTCATCTTTGACATCTGTAGCTTTCCCCGCATGGGTATGGGCACAACCATGGAATACGCCGACCTCTGGTCCGGGCGTTCAATTCCTTCATGCCTCATATGCCCAGCAGCTTTCTCTGCGTGACAGCGTGAAATGTCGCCGTCTGATTGAAAGCCCATGGTATCAGCGCCTCTGGGGTGACAGGTTTAGGCTGACAGGCGACCAGAACACCAAGACGAGGTTTGACAATGATAAGAATGGCTCCCGTCTTTCAACTTCAGTTGGGTCCGCACTTACGGGTGAAGGTGGTTCGATTATCGTGGTTGATGACCCAAATGCCGCGCAAGAAGCCTTCTCCGAAGCTACCATCGCATCGACCATTGAATGGTGGGACTCTGCCCTATCGACCCGCCTTAACGACCCCAAGACGGGTGCCTTCGTGGTCATCCAACAAAGGCTTTCGGAAGAAGACCTGACCGGGCACATTATGTCTAAGGACGAGGGAGAATGGACCCACCTCTGCCTGCCAATGCGGTATGAGTGGCGCAGGCATTCCATTACCCAACTTGGCTGGGAAGACCCCCGTGGCGTGACAGACGAAGGAGTCAGCCTTGTTACCACCGATGAAGAAGGTAATCGCATTCCAGTCACCCCCGAAGCGGAGGTGGAACTTGAAGACCGTGAGGGTGCCCTTCTCTGGCCAGAACGCTTTGGCGAACAAGAAGTCACAATTCTGGAAAAGCAATTGGGTCCTTGGGCGGCTGCGGGCCAGCTCCAACAGCGCCCAGAACCCAAAGGCGGCGGTATCATCAAACGCGAATGGTGGCAGCCATGGGATAATCAGAACTATCCCAACATGGACCTCGTAATCGCCTGCGTAGATACGGCCTACACCACCAAGACGGAGAACGATCCGTCTGCTATGACCGTGTGGGGAATTTTTTCTAGTGATGTCAGTGCCTTAGCACCTACACATGCCGCGAATCGTCAAGGCACCTTGGTTGATTACACCCGCGAATACCAAGAGGTAGCCCCCAGAGTCATGCTTATGTACGCATGGCAGGGTAGGTATGAGCTGCATGATCTGGTTCAGAAGGTGGCAGAAACCTCCCGTAAGTTCCAAGTTGACCAGTTGCTGATTGAAAACAAGGCTGCCGGTCACTCAGTCGCCCAAGAAATTCGCCGCATGTACGGCTATGAGCGGTTTGGGGTGCATATGTTTGACCCCAAGAGCCAAGATAAGCTGGCTAGGCTGTACTCCGTGCAGCATCTCTTTGCCGAAGGGCTAGTCTTTGCCCCCGGCTACCAGTGGGCTGAGATGGTCATCACCCAAGTTGGCACCTTCCCCAAGGGCAAGCACGATGACTTGGTGGATACCGTGTCCATGGCCATGCGCCATTTACGTGATACGGGGGTCATTCTCCGGCCAGATGAGTGGCGGGCAGAGCTGGAAGACACACTTTCCTTCAAGGGAAACAAGAATTGGGAGCCACTATACCCGATTTGACAGAAATCCTGTATGTTTCTGTCACGCCCTTGTAGCTCAGAGGCCAGAGCAGCGCTTTTGTAAAGCGAAGGTCGTGGGTTCAAATCCTACCGGGGGCACCAGTCGGGGGTTGTTATGCCAAGGGTACTTGCAAACGCAGTCGTTGATGTCATTAAGCCGTCCACTCCGGTCAGGATTGGCAACTTCCGCGTGGAAGTATGGGGCAAAGCACCCTACGACTACGTGCGAGTCTATGAAATCATGGCAAAAACCGATACAATGGCAGCCCAAGAGGGTATCCGGCGCTTCGTTGCTGAGATGGAAGCCATGGATGTGACAGAGGAACAATCCTAATGCCGATGACACCGGGCCTGATGCCAAATCTAAGGCAAGTTTCGCCTTCTGAAGACGATCTTCAGGACGGTGAAGTCATCGTTGAAATTATTGAAGACGGTCTTGACCGTGAAAAAGCCGACGAAAACGGTGCAATTCTTGAAATTGAACACCCAGACGGGTCAATCACCGTGTCACTTGATGGCAAACCCATCAATGACAACCGCAAAGAGCGTGACGGCGACGAATGGTTCCGTAATCTTGTTGATGACATTGCTGACAACAACCTGACCAGCATCTCACAAGACCTTCTTCGTGGCATTCGTGACGATATTGACAGCCGAAACGACTGGATTGAAGACCGCGCACAAGGTTTGAAGCTTCTTGGCATCAAACTAGAAATTCCCGGCGTGCAAGGTGCGACTGACGGCGCTCCCGTTGAAGGTATGAGCAAGGTTCGGCACCCACTTTTGCTTGAAGCAGTGCTTCGCTTCCAAGCCAATGCACGTTCTGAGCTTCTTCCGACCGATGGCCCGGTTAAAATTCGCAACGACAACAACAATCCAACGCTGCAAGACGATCAACTTGCCAATGCGTTGCAGAAAGACCTGAACCATTATCTGACAGCAACAGCAACTGAGTATTATCCCGATACCGACCGCATGTTGTTTAGCCTTGGTTTCTCTGGCACGGCGTTTAAGAAGGTCTATTACTGCCCGCTGCGTAATCGACCCGTCTCTGAGACGATTGATGCTAATGATCTGATCGTAAATAACTCTGCGACTGATCTGACAAATGCCAAGCGCATCACTCATCGCATTCAGATGACACCAAACACGGTGAAGCGTCTGCAAATCTTGGGCGTGTACCGTGACATTGAATTGTCAACGCCAAAGCCGCAGCAATTGGATGCCATTCAGCGTGCTGAGAAAGAACAGCAAGGGATTTCTGAAGAGCCGCTAAACCCGGAAGATCGTGATCGTGAGATTTACGAGTGCTATTGTGAGCTGGACATTTCCGGCTTTGAACATAAGCACAAAGGCAAAATCTCTGGCTTGGAAATCCCATACATCGTCACGATTGATGTCTCATCTGAGCAAATCCTGTCCATCGTGCGTAACTATGATGAGGACGATCAGGAACTGCCGACCGCCAAGAAGCGGTTTGTAAAGTACACCTTTGTCCCCGGCATGGGCTTTTACGACCTTGGCCTGTTGCACATCCTTGGCAACACGACCAATGCCATCACTGCTGCTTGGCGTGAATTGCTTGACGCTGGCATGTACAACAACTTCCCCGGCTTCCTTATGGCAGACACGGGTGCGCGTCAGAACACCAATATCTTCCGCGTTCCTCCCGGTGGTGGTGCGTTGGTGAAGACAAATGGTATGCCGCTGACCCAAGCCATCATGCCATTGCCATATAAGGAGCCATCTGGCGCATTGATGAATCTTGTCACGCAAATGGCTGACACTGGTATGCGCGTTGGCGGCACCAGCGAAGCCATGGTGATGGAAGGCAAGACTGACGCGCCGGTCGGTACAACGCTGGCCATGATTGAACAAGCGCAGAAGGTTTTGAACTCTGTTCACAAGCGCCTTCATGCTTCGCAGGCAGAAGAGTTTGAACTGCTGACGGAATGTTTCCGTGAGCATCCAGATGCTTTCTGGATTAAGAACCGCAAGCCAGCCTTTCCGTGGGACGAAAAGACCTTCACGGATGCTCTGGATAACTACTACTTTGTTCCTATGGCCGACCCCAACACTGCATCACAGACCCAGCGTCTGATGAAGGTGTTGGCGCTGAAACAGTTGGCGGCTGCAAGCCCGTCTTTGTATGACCCGATTGCCGTTGATACAGCGGCACTTCAGGCTCTTGGTTGGTCTAATCCCGCGCAGTTCATGGTGCCCAAGTCGGCACAGGCCAATCCGCCTCCTGAGCTTCTTCAGGCCATGGCTCAAATGGAAAACGAAAAGAGCAATGCTGCGGCGCGTATGCTGGATAGCCAGACCCGCGCTCAGGAAAGCCAAGCCAAGATTGAACTGGATCGTGCGCGTTTGCAGTTGGAGGCCCAAAGGGCTGGCCTTACTGGCGAGCCTGATCCTAGCCAAATGGCTGAGATGGAACTTCGTGCCGCCGAGCTAAAGCAACAGCAAGAAGATGCCATTTTGGATGCCATTAACCGCAAGCGTGATCGTGAAAGCCGTGAACGTTTGGCGGCTGTCAAGTTGGCAGAAGAACTGATCCGTAACCCGCAAGGCATGAACATTGCTCAGTCGGTGCTTACACCTGAAATGCTGGCGCGGTTGGAGTCTACAGAAAAGACTCTTGATGGCCGCAAGACCGGAGAACTGTGATGGCTGAACGCGCTCCAATTACAGCACGCCGTGGGGACTTGTACGTTCCGGAGCGGGACAATCCTGAAGCCATGGCTATGCAAGAAGAGGTGCGCCGCCGTTACGATGAAACGATGGCCCCTTATCGTGAGATGAAGCAGGCCGCCATTCAGCGTGCATATGACGAAACTCTGCGCCGCACAGGTAGTGAAGATGCGGCTCGTCGCACCGCAGATGCCGTGGCAGCGCGTATGTCACGCACCGAAACCTTGGCATCATTTGCCATTCCAGAAGCTGCCATTAGCGGGGCTGGCAAGGTCCTTAGCACAGCGCGTAACGTGCTTGGCGGTATGCGTGGCCGAAATGCCATGACAGCTGAAGAAGCATTGACACCAACCAATCGTCTGGTTGTAGATCGCCCTGCCACGGGTGGATATTCAGGCAGCGGCTATAATGCTGGGCCGTTTGAACAAGTTCCGTTTAAGCCCAACTATGCGTCTGGCGCTCAGATGGAACGTATGTCGCCGCCGCCTCGTCCAGATGTGCGTTCCGTGCCAGATGAATTGGCAGTGCTGGAAGGTGAAGGTGGGGCAACGGCTGATGCTGTTGCACAAGCTCGCCGTATTGCTCAGGAGCGTCTTGCAGCTGAGCGTGGGTTCCGTGAAACACAGCTTGCCACCATGGAAGGTGAAGGCGGTGGTGCAGAAGCTTTGCGTGCAGCGCAGCAACGTGCACGTGATGCGGAGGCAGCTTTCCTTGAACGCCAAATGATGGAAGCTGAGGGCGAAGGTATGGGTGCATTTGCATCCCGTAATCGTCCACCTCCGCGCCGTTTCTCTGCCGACCAAGACGCTGCCGCTGGTTTTGGCTACACAACTCAGTTCCCCGGCACTGCCGTTGCACCGCGTTATGTTAGCTCAGAAGCGCAGCGCATTACCGGCAAGGAACTTGTTCCTGCATCTGGCCGTGATTTGGCAGCGATTATGGATCGCCACTTTGGCGGGGCTCCGGTGGCGGCAGGCGAACGTGCGGGCTTGCCTGCTACTGGTCCGACCTATCGTGCTGATGTGCCAAATGCAGGTCCGCGTTTGGTTGGCGAAAGCTTTGCAGGTGAAAGCCCTGCCTACGCATTCACTGTCACAACCAACCGTGCAGCTCAGCCCGATTGGATGAAGCGTGCCGCTGCAATCGGTGGTGCGGGTGCGCTGGGTGCTGGCTACTACGCCTTTAGTCGCCCCGGTGAAGAAGCGCCGATGGGTGACAATTTGCCAACGCCGCCGCGTATGGGCGATGCAGAAGTTGTTGCACCGCAGCAAACAACTGGCGAAGTGCAAGGACCGCCGCAAGCCCCTGACTATGGCGGCATGGGCCGTATGCCTCATCCTTCCGTTCAGGCGGCACTGGAAAAGGCTATGATGCGCCGCGCTCCTGCCGCTGCTCCGGCTGGCGGCTCTGCGGCTTCTGAGCCAAGCGCAGCTACGCCTGCTGCCGAATCACGCGGTCTTCTTGGCCGTGTATTCTCTGGCAAGGATTACCAGTCGATGGGCGGCGAGCTGGTGCAAGATGGCAAGATTAACTGGGGTGATCCTGAGAGTGCCGCTGATTACTTCCGGGCGGCTGATCAGATGCGCCGTACGCAGGAAGCCAATCAGGAAGTTCGTGGCATCAATCCCGTGCTGGAGCGTAAGTCTGGTGGTGAAGTGAATGGCAAGAAGCCTGACAGCGTTCACAAAGCGTTGGAAATTATTCATCAACTCATAACACGGTGAGTGCTATGGAAGGCCGCGTCTATACAGGCAGCGATCCCGATTATGAGCCGATGCCAACGGCTCCTGCATCAGATCGGTATGGCGTGTTTGCCTTTGGAACCAATGACTATCGTAGTCCTGATTCGGCTGTGGCAGCTGCACGTGATGTATATGCCAACGCATCCAGTATGGGCATGACACCTGTATTTGTGTTGCCAAATCCTGAAGACAAACGCTTTGCGCCAGTCAGTCAGGCACTGCGATCATTTGCTGAAGAACGTGGCATTAAGTACGAAGTGCCACAGTATGAACCAAAAGACCCGCTGCATATGACGCGGCAGTCTGCCATGGACATTGCCAAGCGTTATCCAGACGCCTTTGTTGGCGGGGACTCCAACAGTGTGCGACTTGCACAGTGGGGTTATGGTCAGAAACTTCGTGATGCAAATACCTATGTCGATCCTCGCACTGGCTTAATCATGGGCCGCGTTGGAGCGCCATCAGCTGACCTTGCCAAGTGGATTACGCAGTACCGCAAGACGCTGGAAAGCGGTCGTTTTGCTGGTGGCCGCGTTGCTTATGCCAACAAGGGCCGTGTGATCCCAGAAATGGAAAACCCTAGTGAAGCTTTGGAAATGGGCGGAATGCGTGCTGTTGGCCCAACGCTTGGCGATGTTTATGCGATGCCAGCGCCAGAGCAAGAAGTTGCACGACCCATGGTTGGTGCTGGTTCTACAAATCGGCCTGTAATGGAACCAGAAAAGGCCGAAAGGGCACGAAGCACAGGCTTCACTAAAGAAGTCTATCATGCCACCCGTGCCACAGAGCCAATTGAAGAATTTAGAATGTCACGCGGTCCCCAGCGACATGATTTGATGGGTGTCCATGTTGGCAGCTTGCAAGCTGCTGAAGACCGCCTGCGTAAATACTTTGGTAAGGATTATGGTTTCAAAAGCGGGGTTGCCAATGAGGGTCAGGCAGCTTCCATCATGCCGCTTATGGCAAAAATGGAAAACCCATACACAAAAACAAATGGCAATCCATTCACAGAAGCAGAGCTTCGTCGGAATGTGACGAAGTTTGCTGAAAAGAACAATCTGAAGCCTGATTCAATCAATGCCAAAATTGCTTTTGAAAATTATCTCACGAGCAAAGGCTATGATCACATTCCGTATGTTAACTCTGTCGAAGACCGTGGGAATGTTAGCTATCTTATGCTTAATCCCAAAAATCTTCGCTCCCGTTGGGCTGAGTTTGCTCCTGAAAACGCAAACAAATCAGGTCTTGGGAAACAGCGCGGCGGCTCTGTTGTAGATGATGCACTTATGTTATTGTCAAAACAGGCAAAAGGCCGCCGGGGACGCCCGGAATAACCTAGCTAGGAGCCACCATGTACGCAGAAGCCAAAAAGGCCCGTATGGCCATGAAGGACAAGGCCAAGCGCCTTGCTTCTGAAACATCGCAAAAGGTTGATTCGTCCGATTGGACACCCCCGGAGCTTTTGAATGCTCAGGCAAAGACGGGTATGCGCCCTGTCAGCCGCCGTGCGTTTAAGTCTGGTGGCAAGGTTGAAGGCGAAAAGGCCAAGGCTTCTATGTGCCGTGCGCCCCGTAAGTCAGGTGGCAAGACGGAAGCTAAGCAGTGGATGAATGCCAAGATCAACCGCAACGTGAAAGATGCCAACGAAGAGCGCGAAGGCATTAAGCACGTTGGTGGCATGAAAAAGGGTGGCCGCACCGAAAAACAGGGTGGCGGTGGCATGTATAACCGTGTTGCTGCTAAGTACACCCCCAAAGAAAGCATGGAAGAAACCATTGCTAAGCGTCAAAGCACTTTGGCAAACATTGAACGTCAAATGGGAACTCGCCCAGACGAAGTGCCAGATCGTTATTATGGACAGGGTGTTACA